ATTTTTCTTATTGAGATCCATAAGCTTATCATTTACATCGCCTACGTTCTTAATCATGCCTGATAATACTTCTATAGCACGAGGATGCTCTGACTGTTGAGCAATCTCAATAGCTAAGTCTAAGGCATCTTTACCTTTCTCGATTAACTCATAGTATGTTTGCCGAGAATATTCGTAGTCATTTGCAATTTTATCACTATCCATAAATCACCTATAAATCACTATCACCATAGTATGTAGTATTATAACCTGGAAATAAAGGATCGTCAGGTGTTCTACTAAAAAACTTAGGTGTATAATGTACACTAAATGAAAATCCAGCCGAATCTACTTGGTCTAAATCATAATTAACAATAGATCTCTGTATAACATCTTTACCTTTATCGATTGGTCCATAGAAAGCTGTTTTCATTTCAAAGTCTAGTACGTATTGTAAGACACTTCTTTGTTCCATAGGTCCTTCAAAATCAGAAAGATATGATACACCTTGCAGGGTGATTGGTATATCTTCTAATAAATCTTGGTACTCACTAAAAGGTTTCATAGTCAATGTATATTGTGGACTAAAGAACGGTAATATTTGTTCTACTATTTGCAATGCATCGTCTTGAGACTTAGCGTATATAGTTAGAGAAAATGTAATATTATATGGTACAGATCTTGTAACAACATCTTTTTTAGAACCATGGTCACTAATAGTATTATTATGAAATGTTTTATTTAATTTCTGTAGTTGTCTTGTCTCATCATAAATGTATGATGTAATCTCGAAAGACATACGAGGCAATTTAAGTGCAACAGACTCATCTCGTTGTATGTCTGCTATACCCTGAATACGTTCGATATACTTATCACGTGGTGCATAAGCTAATGGTACTCGAACTGTACTAATTACAGAACCAGCTTTATCCTTACGAATGACACTTAAATTAGTAAAAAGCGAGCCGAATGCAGCTACGCATTTTCTAACCTTTTGATGATAAAAGTGTGTACCGAACATTTCTTATCCTATCCGTTTCTTCATACTATTTATCCTGCCACATAGCCGGATGTAAACTCAAAGCTACCACCTAATCCATACATATTATTACCTCTAGCGCCAGTTAATCTATAATTTGTTCCTGATGCAGCAACATGACTACCCCCTCTATCCCAATCAATAGCAGGTGTTACATATGTAGGATTATACTGATTCTGACCACCATTTGGCAAAGATGTATAACCTGAACCACCAGGATATCCTCCTGTACATGCGCGGTGTGCCCAATAATTATCACCTTGTCTAATAGTATTATGTGTACCTGTAGTCGTATCCATAGTATTTGATATAGAATTTGTAATAGCTGATGTAACCGTACCAGGACCACTACTATTACCAGCTCCACCCGAAGTTAACTTTAAAATTGCTTGTAAATAGACACCATCGTAGCTTACACCTGAACTAGCATTATTTGGATCATATATAAACATTTGACTAGTTCCGCCGGTACCAGATGTTGAGCCAGTATCATATCCTGCAGATCCATTAACATTAGCCCATATTCCCTTTTGAGAACCTTGACCAGGTCTCATATATAAACGTCCATTAGCTGGAACTGTAACATCCCATCCATGTTGAACTGATTCTCCAGATCCTGCACCAGCATTAGCATTACCAGTTGATTGATAAGAATATACTCTATACGTAACACTACTAGATGTTGGATTAGAAAACTTAAAATAATCAGCTATAGGATCAGTATAATTAGCAGGCGCATCAGCGCTATTTGCAACAGCAGTCAAATCACTCGGTTGCGCAGTACCTGATTTTTTTATTGTAATTTTATTGCCTGCTTTCATAAATGTACCTAAATCAGAAGATCTAATATTGGTAGGTGAATAATACCACGATGATATACTACCGTAAGACGATATAGTAAAACTAGCAGTCTCTACATTTAATGGAGTACCAGGAATAAACACATGATTTCCCATGGCCATTCCATGAGTTCCACCATAATAATTTAAATTGTTAGGTGCGTTTATTTGGGGTGTAAATGTAAGTTCAGCACCCGCCTGACCTTGAGTACCAGTTAATGTTATACCAGTTGTATATTCAGTAGATCCGCTATCAGCTGTAAATTTTAAAGGATGATTAGCTAAAGCAGGATCGCTAACATCAAATGTGTAAGTTGATCCTCTTAAAAGCTTTAATCTAGGTCTCTTAATTGCCATATCTTATTTCCTAGCTAAATTTCCAAATCTTATCATCGCTCAATGATCCGTAGAATATACCACTGCCGTTAGATGCTATATCAAAACCCATACCATCATCATCAGTTGTTATGATTTGGCCACCTACGTTTGTTGTAGCAAATACAAATGGCGTCGCAAAACTCATCCATGAAATTTTTTCAACAACCCCGGTTGCCTTGTTTGTTTCTTGATACACAAATGTTTTACCATCTGCACTAACAACTATACCCCTTATCCAAAGACTAGCGTCGGTAGTAATCCATTGCTTCGAACTCCCAGTATCTATGCTACTAAGTGACCATGGTGTGTTTAAATTGTGTATAAAAATTCTACTATGATTTTGAGAAGTTGTAATGAGCTTAGTACCATCAGATGATAAATGTACACCAGACATACCATTAATAGTAGTGGATCCCATTTGACCCATTTGCCCGTTTCCACTCGATGTATCTAGAGTATGTGTAAGTGATATAGTACTTGCATCCCAAGGAGTTGAAAGAGTATATTCATTTATTGTATCATATCTTCCTTCATATAATTTAGTACCATCTTCGTTAATATGCATATCATAAGGCGCTTGTGCACCAGTTCGAGTATAACTAGTTATAGCAGTACTACCGCTAGTAAGATCAAAAGGTGTAGTTAATGTAAAAATACGGATTACAGGACTTTGATAAGGAGTTGCAACAAAATATCTTCCATCTGGTGAAAATTTAAATGGACCAGAAGGTGCTCCAGGATACCATTCGTTCGGCGATAGTAAATTAGTTGATAAGTCTATTGACGTTCCTGTAGTTGGATTATTTGGAAGTAGAGCTGACAAAGACTGTCCATTTCCATTCCAATCGGTCTCGCTACCATTCCAATAACTAACCGCATTAGGATCATCTATTATTCTTATTTTCTGACCCATTCCTATTCCGTGGGTAGTACAATAATACATCATATTTTCTGGTGCATTATCAGGTACAACAAAAGTTGTATTAGCGCCAGCCTGGCCAGGTGTACCTGTAACTGTCACTCCTAGTGTATATTCGGTAGCTCCGCTGTCAGCCGTAAATTTTAATGGATGACCGGCATTACTAGCATCGCTTTGATCAATGACATAAGTAAATCCTTTTAAAAATTTTAATTTTGGTCTTTGTATTGCCATATTTTATTCCTCTAACGCAAACACTTTACCGTAACCACCACCATACATTTGTCCAGAATCAAGGCTTACGGTCATTGAGCTATCAATAAACATTGACCCATCACTTTCATTTGCATCTAGTACACCTTCATCAATACTCATATAATAAACATTTCCGCTATTACCTGTTATACCAGTACCAGTATATAAATTACCGGTTGCAACAGTAGATATTAAATTAGTAGCTGTAGATCTAAAAAAGCTTCCGTCACTTTCACCATAACCAGGCGGTTCTCCTCTATCAGTTGTAAGATCAAAATACATTATACCAGCAGTTGAAGTTAAAGTATCACTAGAATCATAATATCCATTAAATCCAACATGTAATCTACCATTTGGTGTAACTCTTATGCCCTTATTTCCACTATTGGTTAATCTCAAGCCTCCAGCTAATGTGTCATATGGTGCATATAGTATATTGACGTCTGCAGAATCTATAGAACCTAAATTATAAGCACTATCTAGCTTATATTCGAATATTCCAAATTGCTCTTTTGTGTATAGTATTTTACCATCATCTGAAAAACTAAAATCATTATTAGTAAAAATAGCTGGATATCCAGTCCTTGCAGTAATTGCATCTCTCACATCAAATAAATTTAAAGCAGAATATAAATTATGACCAGTGCCTGAAAATGTAATAGATGAATGATCATAAGGTGTAGGAACATCATATATCGCTATAGTGCCATTATGTTCGCCGCCTGTGATTCCTAATTTTTTACCACTATCTAACCATGAAATTTGTGCATTAGCTAATCCAAAATTGCCAAAATCGTTTCTACCTGCATAAATTTTATTGTTAGCAGTAACTTCAGCTAAAGTATTTGCCAGAGTAGCATCTGCTGTAACAGATGTTTCAACTAAAGAACCACTAACCACTGTAGACATGTCAAATATAGTTGATAAACCAAAAGTTCTTAATTTAGTAGGAGTACTACCCATAGTAGGATATAGAAATGTTACTTCATCACCTTCATCGTTAAATTTAAAATTACCATCTGCATTATTAATTAATCCAGAGCTATATCCAGCAGCTGTAAAAGGAGCATAAAAGGCAGTACTTGTACTAATCGCTTTAGAAGAATCTTCAACAGCCGTTTCTATTTCATACGGAGTTGATAAGTCATAAACGTTATATCCTAGATGATATCTGTCTGCCACAAATAATTTTTTACCACTTTGTGCAAATTCCATCCATACTCTTTCACCATTAACATTAGATGCCCAGTTTCCGTTAATTGGCGTATGATAATCATCACGTCCGTATAGCGTATAATTGCCGCTATCATTTAAATTACCTATATTATCAATACTGTAATTAGATGAACTTTGAGATACATATGGTGGTCTGTAATGTGGACTAGCAGAATCAATAAGAGCTTTATAAGCTGTTAAATCAGTTTGTAAATACGGTACAGCCCATTGATCATCACTATCAGCGGCAGTAAATGGTTTTGTTGCCATATTTGGTCTTGTGATAAGATTAGATGGAGCAGATGTAGTTGTCGGTATAGTAAATTCATAAAAGTATGTACTATTAGTTAAACCTTGTGCATCTACGTCAAATAACCAAACTCTATAATCTGTATTAGTATCAAGAAATGTTGATATACCACCTGAAATAGTAAACACTTTAGCTGGTGAAGCAACAGTAATTGTATCTCCTACTTGTAAATTATTCAATGCATTTCTAAGATTTACTGCTGCCGTAGTTTGTGAGTTTCCACCAACAACAGCTTGTCTAATATAAATTTGTGGGTTGCTTGTAGTGCTACTAGCCACATTTCTCCATTGTCCGTGAGTGATGGATGATCCATATACTCCTTCACCTCCTGATACAGTTGATGGTGTACTAACATTACTATCAGCATAAGTTTGATACTGAATAATATGCTGTAATCCTGTACCTGTCCATTTAGTTGTAGTACTATCAGGTAAGTTTTGTGTGTTATTAGTAATAACGTAGAATTGCGTACCATCGGGGTGTATTGCAAATCCGTTAGACTTAAATTGATTTGGTGCACCACTATCTCTATTTGTAATTTCTATTTGACTATGAAAATTCATAGTCGATAAATCATAAGGAGTAGATAAATCTGTACGTACTAATGATTGCCTCCATCCATTCAAGCCATTACCTGAACCACTAGATGAACTATCATAATCAGAATCTTCAAATGACGTATGTACATAATATCTTCTTGTACCATCTTTATTAAAACGTGAACCTGACTGGAATGCTAGCTTATATTCAAACCGTGGTATCAAAGGTTGATTAGCAAAACCACCGGTAGGCGTTAATGGAATACCATTATCATAATCGTTACTTGTAGTAAAAGATCCTATATCATAAGGAATACTAAAATTAGCTACAGACGTGTTTCCGCTATAATTAAGTCTACCTATAGCCATTTTTTTACCGCTATCAAACCATTCCATAGTGTAAGCATTACCACCAGGAAAATTTAAATTATATGAGTAGTTAGGCATTATTATAGCGCCACTAGAATGCCTATTTGTACTTGTAATAGCTTTATCTAATGATGCCGTAGAAATATCCCAAGAGTCAGCCAAGCTATATTGTGCTATAACATCTTCGGAATTTTCATTTATATAAAGTTTAGTTCCCTGAGGATTAAACGCTATTGCAGTTACTCTTGACCCTTTGAATGGGAATGTATCAGAATCTGGATACGCCCAGACTCTTGTAAAATCTGTACTAAAATTGCCTATCGTAGCATCACCATGAATACTAGATATATCGTATGCCCTACTAAGTGTACGTGATACTACTCTTGCTGTACTATCAATATAATGCTGATCGCCATAATACACACGTTTACCATTATCACCAAATACAACATCATTAGGATTAATATAATTTCCTGCCATGAAGACGTTGGCTTGACCGAGAGCATTAACAACATGATTACCAGTGAATACTATATTACCTGTACCTAATTCACCAGCAGCGCTATCCCATATCATTGATGTAGAAGATCTTGCAACTTCTGCTTGGTAATCAGCAGCTTTCATAAATTCTTTAAAATCACTATCGCCAGATCTAATAGCTGCACTATCACCTGGTTGTAACGAACTTACAGTAGGTGCAGCTGCATTTGAAGTATTTAATACGTAATTACCTTCTGCAATACCTAAATTTCCAAATCCATCTCCGGCTAACGTTAAATTATCACTATCATTTTGAGGCGTATAAGATAATTGTATACCATTAATTATACTACCGCTATCAAAAGCACTAAGCACAAGGCCAGGTATATTTAAATCGTTTATACCTTCAAAATAATTTGCATTATTACTATCTGCTGTAAATTGATATGATATGCCATTAGCTACAATCTTATATGATTTTGGAGATCTTACAAATGGTGGATCACTAATTGTACCTCTTGCGATTACTTGAGTTGCTGGAGCTGCCGCCGCAGTCGCTGCTGCCGCAGCTTCTTGAACTAATGTTGCTGCTTCAGGTTCTCCGAATGGATTAGTTTCACTAAAATCTAAAAAGTCTTGTGCGGTCGTATCAAATTCATCTGCCTGATTAGCATTTGTATCAGGTATTGTAACCTTACTAATTTGACGAGTTGCACCTGATGTTGATCCCGTTATAGCAAGTCCTGTCCCAGGTTCCGTGAAATCACCTGTAGAGTTTGCTACGTGTATTAAACTTAATGTTTGAACGCTACTATCTTTAAATTCAGCAACTTCACCAGTTACTATTGCTCCGCTAGAATTAGCTGCTATTGTTACATCTTCACCACGCTCAAAGGATGTAGCAGAAAACGGTGCATCAATTTTGACATTAGGTGGATTAGATGAATCATAAAAGTTACCACTATCTAAAACGTTTACTTTTGTAACAGTACCAGTTGCTGAATCAAAATCTAAACTTACTGATGCAGCAAATAATGATTTATCATCTGTTGACTTAGGAATTGTAAGAGTAGGAGGACTTGAATATCCTGATCCAGGATTTGTAATAGTTATGAGAGAAACTTCACCATTAGTCAAAGAAGCTACGGCTTCTGCTTGAGTACCACCTGAATCTGGTGCACTTAAAGTTACGGTAGGTAATGTTGCGTAAAAATTACCACCGCTATCTAAATTAGTACCTGTAACAGTACCACTAGAATCTATGTTTACTGTAGCCTTTGCTTCTTGTTTCGGTGCAGCTGGAGGATCAACTGTAACAGCGGGAGGTGCAGTATATTGATCGCCTGTATTTGTTACACTAACGCGTTTTAGTCTTTTCCATCTATGGCTCATTAGTCAAGCTCCACTTTTGTTGTAGCTGTAATACCCTGCGACAACGTTAAGTCATATCTGAATCCAGCATCTACTTCTAGTTGTGTAATATCATCATTTGATACATCGATATCTTCGTCGTTGTACTCGAATAATTCGCACTGTAATTTAAATACTGGTAAATTGTTTAATTGATAAAAAGGTTGTTCATGCTCGACATGCATGATTTGAAATAATTTTTTAGAGAATGGTGCAAAAACTAAATCGCCTTCAAAAGGACGAGTACCTGTAATCTCATTGTCATATCTCATTACAGTCTGTTCCCATCTACGTTTAGATAATGTAAATGTAACTTGATCTCTTATTTCAACGCCAAATTTAGTAAATAGATCTCCCTCACCATCGAAGCCATCGATGTTGTCTACATACATTTCTAATAAGTAATTAGAATTAAAGCTTGATACGGGGTCTTCTCTAAAAACAGGATCCACATTTACTAAGTCACGTGGCATATAATATAGATCTTGTCCATATATTTTTATGGACTCTATAATTAAATCTTCGTATAAATTCTGTTCAGACTTTGCACCAGCACTGAAATAAATATTTCGCATATTATTATCCTACAAACATAGCTACTGGGTCTTCTTGTTCTAGTCTTAACTCCTCTTGTAATCGTAAAATTTCTTGAGTTGCTGCTTCATATATAGCATCGCCATTCATTGAGACACCACCAGGTAGTTGCATTCCTGAAAATTTTATTAAGTTCGCACCCCATTGTTGTTTAATTAATTGAGTACCATATAATTTTAGCCATTTGTCATTCCATACACTATTATACACATTTTCATCAATCTTAACTAAAGCTTCTATTACAACAAACTTATTTTCTTTTAATGTTTCGTCTTCGAAATCACCGTGTATATAAACACGTTGCTGATGATAAGAATAATCGTGTTGAGGATGGCCGTTTAATGTCATATCTAACAATTGAGTATATTGTTGTATTTGACTAAAGTATCCAACATCACCTAGAAATGATGTCATGTTAGTGATGTCGTGAAGCATCAACTGATACTTTACATCGAACATACTATTACTTTGTGTTGAGAGTTGAAATGGCAAAACTCTCTTTACTTGTAGGACATTAGATGGCATAGCAATAAACTTATTAGATACATCAGTTGCTGTTAACTGATGCTTAATATAAGTTCTTAACATTGAGTCGCTATGAAATTCTCTGTA